TTACCGAGATTCGTGATCGTTAGAGACTCCACGTAGTTGTTCATGATGTCGATAAGCTCAGTTGCCGTGGGCAAATAAGGCTCATTGTCGTCCGAACCGTAGAGAATATCTTCGATCTGCGACATCAAACCGATCGGAGTGAACCGAGAGTCGATAATGAAATGCGCAGTAGGCTTCAAGCCTGTCATCTTTGGGGGCGTCGTAGTGATGGACCAGCTCAATCCAAGCGGAGATGAAGAACCACTAGCCGTCGTCTGATGATTACGCTGAGCCGGAGCGGCCAGAGCGTTGTAGACGATATGAATCTTGTATCCATGATCGACACCCTCTGCGTCGTTACCGACAAGAGTGCGATATGAAAGATTGAATGATTTACGAGGCTGCTGAGTAGCAAAGAGTCCGTTGTGGATACTCGCTGTGCCCTCGCAAACTGCGAACTCAGCAGGGCTCGTGAAGGCCTCAAGCGTGGCTTTGTACTCTTCCGCAGAAGCCACGTTGAGGTACTTGAATCCATCGACGTAATATGGCTGCGGCTCTCCACCGGTGGGCGCCTCATTGACGGCCTTCAGACCGTTCCAAGGAACACCGTTCTGTCCGGGGAGATAGAGTACACCACGGTCAACGCCTGCTTCAAAGTACCGAACGCCATGGGAACCCCAGGCAAGTCTAGTCATGGCTGAGATCCTTTCTATCCATGGCCACCAGCAGCGGCACGACGCTGCTCCATGAGAGCGCGACGGTTAGCCAGATCGCTACTGGTAGGTGCTTTCTTCTTAGTGTCGGAAGCGGCCTTGTTCTTTTCGTTGATGGTCTTAACGAGTGTGATCAGTCGATTCAGGTGCCAGAACTGACATTCCCAATCGATCTGAAGAGCAGTCATCCAGTGATAGATGATCTCAGCAGTAATGATCTCGGGGACTCCAGGGCGTCGCGCCGTGTCATCTCGAAACCACGTAGCGGTCATCTTCGCTTCGATGTACTCATTGATTGCGTGAACGTTCTCGTCAGTAAACCTGTACAAAACGTCCTCGGGAATTCCACCGTCGTCAATTGACATGAACCGGAAGTAATCGAGCACTTCCTCGGTGGTCTTAGAGTCTCCAGTGAGGAATGGTTTCTCCCATTTTGACTCCCACTTCGAAAGAGAGACCAGGGAATGCTCGAGATGCAGCACTGTGTCGTCGGTCGTGACGAATTCTTGTGTTTCGTCGTTGAATGACTCGACGCCAGGAACTGTGAGTGTGAGCATTCCCTGGTCTCCTTTCTAGTTGCCGACTTACGGGAGCTCGAAGCCCCAGTCGGTGTCGGTTGCCGGCGGGAACTGGTAGCCGGGCAGAGGCTGCGCCTCGACGATGACGTCCTCGGTGATGGTGACGGTACCGGTGACGACCTCGCCGTTGATCTTGTAGGCAACGCCAGCAACCACCGGAATGGTCACGTCGTCGCCCACCTGAGTCGGCTTGGTCGGGGTGACCACCGTGATCGCACCAGCGAAGAAGGCGAAGACCTCTGCGGGGAGCGGGAGACGGGGGTCGGAGCCGGCGGTACCGTACAGAGCGGCCTTGAGGGCGGCGAAGCCGTCAGGGTCGACCAGCGTGGAGTCGGCGGTGATGTGAGCGGACGGCTTGAGGCCGGGAACCTCGACCGGAGTCGTGGTGAACTCCCAGCTGAAGGTGACCGCCTCGGGCGAGTCGTTGACGGTAGCCCGCGACTTCTCCGAAGGAGCAGCCAGAGCGCCGTAAACGAGGTGGATCTTCTCGCCGAAGTCCGTACCCTGCAGGTCGTTGCCGACGAGGTTGCGGTAGGACATACCGAAGGTCTTTCGCGACTGCTGACCGACCGAGATGCCCGGGAACGGCGAAGCCGAACCGTCACACTGGTCGAACTCAGGCGGCGAGTAGAACGCCTCGATCGTACCACCGAACTCCTCAGCGGAGACCAGGTTGAGGTACTTGATGTTGTCGGCGTACTGAGGCGATGCCTCGGCACCCGAAGGAGACTCGGTCACGTTGACGAGACCGTTCCACACGACGCCGTCGACGTAGTCGCCGTTGGCATCGGGCAGGTAGAGGACGCCGTGGTCAACACCGGTCTCGTACCGGCGCTCACCAACCTTGTCCCACTTGAGCTCAGCCATTTCACTTCCCTTCTAGAAGTATAGGGTGAAGTAGTAGTGATTGAGGTTTTCAACCACTGCTGTTCGGTTCAGAGACGACTTAGGGAGTCGTCCGACCGCGCGCCAGATTTCGTTGTCCGGATCGCGATGGATAACCACCACTTGCCATTCAACAGTTTGGTCGTACGCGAGGTTGTCTGCCCACTGAGTATCCAAACCATCTACGTTGTAGACGATGCACGGATACTCCATGGTAATATTGCTACCCGGTTGGAAGTAGACTTGATCGGACCCCAAAATACCCTCAAGAAGGGTCTGTAGCTTCTGCCTTGGGTCCATTGTAAAGTCCTCCCAACCGAATAATCAGTCTCGGATGTTCGACGTCAACGTTGGCGACCTTCCAAAGTTGACCCTTCCACGAGATATAACGCATTTGGTGGACGTGTTGTGCATGATATGCACCGGCTACGACGGAGATGGTCACGTTGACTCTGAGATCGTCATTGACTTTCCCAGCTTCTTCGGGACCGGAGCCAGGAGGGCGGACGACATTACCACGGAATTGCTTCTCAGTAATAACGTCGTCCACCACTCCTGGGCGGATCTTCGTCTGTACACCGTAGCCGATTACACCGGAGACCCGCATGACCTAGTTACCTTACGGCGTGTAGGTCCACTCACGCGTCACGTTGTAGTCGAAGTAGTAACCCTCGTCGGGAACTGCGACGACCTCGGTGGTCTGCGTGATGACCACGTTGCCGGTGACCGGCTCGTCGTTGATCGTGTAGATCACGCCGGTGGCGGTCGGGACGGTGATGGTGTTGGTGGCACCATCGAACGACGGGTTGGTGATGGTGGCCAGCGTGCCGAGAGCACGACGGATCACGATCGCCGAGAACGGCTTCGTCAGCGCACCCGAGAGACGAGTCTCCATGAGGTACTTGTGCTGGTTGAAGTCGATGTCGAAGTCCTCGAACGAGGTGAGCTCGCCACCCTTGTTCGTGCCGATCGAGTAGTCCTGCAGGTTCACGAGGATCGCGAAGAGGTTCTCCGTGTCGTCGATGATGTCGACGGTCACGATCTCGTCCACACGGAGCTTGTCCGCGAGGCTCTTCTCGGTCTCGTAGAGCGGCCGGCCGAACTTGTCCTCCTCGAGCATGATGTCGGTGAGGAAGGCGTCCGAGATGAACATCGTCGGCTTGCCGGTGCCGCGGTACTTGGACCGAGCCCGGATGATGCCCTTGACGGCGTCCTTCGGCGACACGTTCGGGGCCAGGTCGGCCTTGATCGCGTAGAAGTCGGCGTCGTTGATGATCGAACGGATGCCATCGCCCGAGTTGGCGCCGGCGGGGTCCTTGATCTTGTCCTCAGAGAGGTCCGACCGACCGTCACCGAAGAGGATCGCGCGAGCGAGCTCCTCCTCGAGCATCATGCGGATCTCGGCCTTGAGCCAGGCGACCACGTTGATGTCGGTGATGTCGATGTCGATGATGTCATCGCGGTCGAGCTTCTGCTTCTTGTAGATCGTGGTGGGGCCGGTCGTTCGCTTCATCAGCTTGACGACCTCGTCCTTCTTCTGGTTACCCTTGATGTAACCCTTCGCACGAGCCTCTTCCTCGGTGATGTCGAAGACGATCGACTTGACCTTGGAGAAGGGGATGTGCTTGGTCCCACCGAGGACCTTGGGCACCCAGCCCATGCGACGCGAGTAGACCTCGGGCGCACCGATGGTCTTGGCGTCCGGGAAGAGCGTCTCGATGTCCGAGATGCCGTAGGTGTCGGCGTGCGAGATGGTGTCGAGGTCGCCGTGAACAAGCGCCTCGACGGCCTCCTTGAAGGTACCCATCTTCTTGGCCGCGGTCATGAGGTTCGCGAAGTCAGCGTGGGTCAGCTTGCCACCGGTGGTGACCTCGCCCTGCTGCTCGAAGAGGTTGTGCGTGGTGCTCATGTGTTCGAATCCTTCCTTGATAGCGTCGTTGACGTGAGCGAGAACGGCATCGGTGTCGATAACCGTCTCTGCGTGCTGAGCGGAGGAACCGCTGCCGGCCGCCTCCTGCTTGGCGCGCTCCACAGCGTCACCGAGCATGAAATAGACGACGGCCTTCTCGGTGTCGTCAAGTCCTTCGAAGACCTCCTTGATGGATTCCGCCGTGACTTCGGCGTGCTCCAGGGTCTCCTCTTCCTTGTTACCCATGTCATTCTCCATTTCGAATGTGTCCGAGTGCTCGAGTTCGAGACCCGTGTAGATAATCGCCTCGTCGAGCGTGTGAATGTTGTCTCCGTGGAGCATGTTCACATTCTCAATGAAAGCGCCAGGGTTAGCGCCGGCAGTAACGAGACTGACTTCCTTGATGTCGCCGTGATACACCTCACGACCCACCCGAGTTGCACGCTCGGTAAGGTTGTTGGCGTAAATCGACAGAGAGACGATGTCTCCGTGCTGAACGGCCTTCTTCATGTGCTGGCCACGCTCGGAATCGTTGAAGAATCCGTACGTGTAGACACCGAATGCGCGATCTTCCAGCGTTGCATGACCCAGGATGTTCTCCGGGTCCTTGTGCTGGTGCATCCAGACGAGAGGGACGGTCACCTTGTCCATGTGCTTGAAAGCACCGGCCTTGATGGTCCGACCGTCGGTGCACTTCAGATCGTTCTTCGTAGCCCAGCCGCTGAAATCGGGCTGCTGGTCTCCCATTTTGAAGGGCTCCCTTCTAGTTTCTATCGAACCTGATCTTTATACTCCTTCAGCGGTTGCGTCAGAAGTTTCAGAAGGAGCACCTGGGGGGAGTTCCTTCTGAGGCATGTTAGAGTTAACGAGCTGATCCGCCTTCGGATCGTCGGAAGGACGATAGCCGAGGATAGCGCGCATCTCATTCGAGCTGAGTACCTCATTGCGGAGAAGCTTGTCTGCGATGTCAGCAAGAGCGCTGAGCGGCAGGAGCTTGAACGGTTCAACCAGGAAGTCGACCGTCTGACCTTGGGACCTCGCCGTCTTGGTGAGGAACGTCCGGCTAATTGCCTCCGCAAACGCCCGAAGAACAGGCTCGAGAGTTCGGTTTCGATAGTTCAGGATCGTTGCCTCGTCGGCAGTCCCCTTGAAGACCGACTCGTCCAGTCCAAGCTGAGCGTACAGCTGCCCCATCAGATACTCGATCTGCTTGAGCATGTTGTTCTCGGCCGGCCGGTTGAGCTGGGTGATCTTCTCGGTACCGTCGGTGTAGGCGATCCCGTACTTGGAGCCCTTCAGCTGGGTCTCGATTTGGTTACGTCGAGATTCAGCCTGTTCGCGTTTGGTATCAGTCTTGATCGTGTATGGAAGCTGAATGATGAGGTCGAGCTTGCCGGAGCCAGCCGCCTCGTCTACTGCGTCCAGAAGCTGAAGCTTCCGAATGACTCTCTGAAGGATCGAGTTAGGCTCGTTCATCACAGAGTAGAACGGATTCTCAACGATGGCGACTAGACGCTTAGGGAGCATGAGCTCCTCTCGCACACCAGTCTTCTGGTTGTACACCGATACACGAACAAAACTGGGATACCAGGCAGTGATATCACCAACTCTAAGCTGGCGAATATCGTAACCACCGGTATCGTTCGGATTCTTATCAGTCTCCACAGGAACGATCGCAACAACGCCCTTATCAAAGAGAGTCAAGGCCATGTCGAGACGGAATGCTGTTCCTGCCTGGTCGAGGTTAGCTTCAACCGTCAAACAGTCATTCAAGCCACTCTTAATCGTTTCGATGTACCGATCGTTCGACATGTCCTTTCGAATATGGCGAAGGTAGATCTGTGCAACGTCAACGCTAAGACGCATGATGATCGAAGAGAGGATTGACTTCTCATTCGTGATGGTTGAGCGACGACGATCTGAACGATCACCGAAACTCGCCGCGCCAAACGAACGATAGTCAGCCACAGGCTCTTCCTGGATGGAGCCAGTAAAGGCGTCCCATGCGTGCTGAAGACGATCACGGATTCCCACTAGTCACCTCCTTTCAAATATCGAGCTCACACCTTAGGAGCGAGCGGACAGGCTGAGACCGATCGACGCGGCCGTGAGACCACCGACAATCGCCCAGTTGACGGCTGCCGCAGCCTTCTCGCCCGAAGTAAGCTTGGATGCGGTTGCAGCGTCGGGATTGCTCAGGAGATCCTCAGCCATCTTGTCGTACTTACGAACTGCGGCCTCAGCTGCGGCTCGTCCGTTCGCCGAATAGGTCTTGAACGCCTGTCGCTCGAGTTCGACACCACGCATGCGCTGACGCTCACGAGCATCGGTGATCTCTTTGTTCTTGGCGATCTTTCGTTCGCGACGAGAAAGGCCGGCGGACTTAGCGATCGCGCTCTTGCGAACGCCCCACTTCATGCCCTTTTTGCCGTAGTGCTTCAGCTCATCGTCGACTTCCACGCCCACATGGGCAAGGTAGTCATCTACTGCGGTGCTCATTCGAACGCCTCCTTGTTGAGTTTGTAAGCGACCCATGCATCAACGAGAGCAGCGACATTGTCGATCTTCTGCTCTTGCCGTTTCTTGTAGAGCTTACGGTTTCCGTTGGTATCCTCGAGAGTGATCGCATTACCCATCGCCCAGCCCATGAGGGACTCGTCGAATATGAGTTGACGCTCACCGCTCAGGTGCTTGATCTCTCCCAGCGGGACAGATTCAGTTCGAGCTCCCTGGGGTACCTTCTCGATCCCGAACGGACCGTTCTCAGCTTCCCATCGAGTCACGAATTCCTTCGCGTTGTATGGGTCGTAGCCAAAGGCACTGACGTCCCACTCATTACGAATGATGTATGCATCAAGATCGTCGTAGACTTCCATCATGTCGAGAGTCGCGCCCTCGAGGATATGAAGACTGCCCTCCTTGATGAACTCCTGATACTTCATCTGCATTGCAGCAGGAAGTTTCTGCATCGTAAGAGAGGAGATGTAGCTTCGAGTCTTGACTCCGAACCTCTCGCGGGGGAGCGGGAAGAGGAACGTGAAGGCACAGAAGTCGTCACCCTGTGAGAGGTCCGCACCCATAGAACAAAGCATCCGCCAGAACCGCTGCGGGTTGTGAGGCTGCGTCTCTTCATAGGTGAAGAAGTACGTGTAGCCTTCCATCGGGATGCCGAAGCGCTTAGCGAGGATATCATTCCTTGCTGCGGGCGCCTTCTCGGCTCGCTCGACATCCAGATGATACGTCTCGTACGAAACCGTGAAGTCCAGGTTAGGCTGAGCCTTAAGCCACATCTCGGGCTTACCGACTTCAGAGATGTCGTCGAGTCTGTACCACCAGATTGAGATGTGCGGAGCGATGTAGTCCCCACGGAGAATGTCCGTAAGTTCCATTTTGATGGTATCGCCAACACCGTTTCGAACAGTACCCTCAGAGCTAGTCGCGATGATCAGGTAGTCTTCGATTCCACCCTTCGCGGCACTCTGCTCGATCGCGCCGATGACATCTTCACGGACATCGCCGGAAAGCCACTCATCGACTGTACCGATCTTGCTTCGGTAGCCCTGAAGTTTGTCGATCTTCATCGGTAGAACTTCGATGATCGAGTTCGTGAGGAAGTTCTCGACACCCTTCTTGGTTGACGCAAGCTTTACTCGAGTCATCTTCGAGCCACTGGTTGCGAGGATCGAACCCTCGGTCAGGAACTTGAAGAGTGGACCACGAGCTCTAGCGATCGCCGTCTTGATGGGGGCGATGACCTCCTGGGCCTGCTTCATCGTCGGGGCAGTCGTCACCTGGTGAGTCGTTGCCGGGTCGATGTTGAGGAAGTATGCCTGAATGCACGAGGCGTACATCGTCTTCGCGCCACCTCGGGCAACGATGATGTACTGCTTTCGTACCAGGCGCATCTTGATCAGCTTACGCTCGTAATGCCCGCCGTGATTGTCCTTACTCGGGACATAGACGGTTCGCTCCTCGAAGTAGAACCAACTTAGCGCCGCTTCGGCCCATAGTTTGAATGTGTCGAGAAGGTGTAGATCGCTACCATCAGTGAGAGTAAGCTCGCCTTCACAGTACCTGATAAAGCCGTCAATAGCGCCATCGTCGTAGAAGAAGTTCGGGTTGGCGATGAGATCGTCAATGCGGTTCATCTCCAACGAGACCATCTCGTTTACGGGAATTTCCCCGTTAAGCACCTTCTCACGGAATGCCGCGTAGTACTTAGGAGTCGCCGTATTGGAAAGACCCATCGCCAACCCTCCTTTCTATTACTTGAGAATGTCTCGGACCGTCTTGATCACAGCTTGTCCCGCAGGGCTCTTCACAAAGCTCACTGCAGCATTCGCCGTGCCACCGACAGCAAGAATTGTTGCTGCGATTGACGTTCCGGTCTTGATCTTCTGGAGCGCAGTTCGAGACTGCAGCTCGTTGTTGGTTTTCTCGAGTTGAAGTCGCTTGTTCAGCGTCTCGAGCTCGGCGTTCGACATCTGAGAGCGAGGCTTGGCCTTGAGCTCACGAGACTTCGCATGGTCTTCAGACACGACCTTACTGGTCACTCGTCCGTCGGTTCCACGCTCTCGAATAACACCCCACTTCATACCCTTCTTGCCGTAGTGCTTGAGCTCGGTGGGCATGTCGATACCGAAGTGCTGTAGAACGTCGTCTGCATGTGCGGTCATATCGCCTCCTTATCCTGCTGGCAGACCTGGTTTGAGAATGATGCTAGTAACTGGCTGCTCGATAGTACCGTCCCAAATATATGCTTGGTAGTACTGTTCGTTCAGTCCGTCGTAAAGGTAGAATCCTGGATCGGGCGTTGTAACTGGCGTATAGAAATCTCCAGTCCACAGAATCGTGTTTAACTGGGGAGTTGATCTAACGCTAGGACCTCCACCACTGGAAGTTCCGATCAGTCGTACACGAATTCCAGCCGTTCCGCCAGAAGCCGCGTTGATTTTGCTAGCGGCAACCGGGAGCTGATAGTTTGCACCAGTCGTACTTGTGATGCTATGTGTTATCTGCTCGAGAATGGTGCCGTTGGCAGACTCTACTCGAACCGTCAACGTCGGGGTTCCAGTTCCAGCCTCTTTCCTAGCGTTAACTATGAAGAGGTGCGAAGACCCAGTAGCCATTGGCTCACTGGGAGATGCAAACTCAGCTACGGCCTCGAAGTTTTGAGCATCGACGTTCGTAGTAAAGTCTGAGGAACCAGAACCAAGTGCGTTGTTCGGTGTTAGAAGGCCGGTGTTGGATGAGAACGACGATGCATACAGGTTCTGTACTGCCATGACTACAACCTAAGGATGACAGAGCCAACTGGCACCCAAGTGGGTATCTGTTCAGTGGTAGACAGAATCACAATATACTTGTCGGTCATCGGGATCGGAAGCGACGGTGTTGAATCGCCACTTCGCCACGTTATCGTGTTAGCATTACCGCCTCCACCACTAGCAGCACTAAGTTGTTTGATGTCCGCCCCGATGGCAGAAACCAAACTTTGCAGAGTCTCTACCAGGGTTGCCATGATTATGCCTTAGCTGCGGTGTATGCGCCAACCAGATCGGCGTTGGTGTCTCCGACGAGAGCCGCGATTCGCTCATTCGCATCCGCGTGAGCACGAGCTTCGGTGTAGTAGAGATTCACCACACCCTCAACGACCTCGTCGGTAGTTCCGGGAGAAGCCGCGATCGAAACGTAGGTCGATCCACCCCAACGGTGCTGAGTGTTGTTGTCCAGCGCGACGTAGATAACGCCGGACTCTCCCGTTGCCGGGAAAGCAGCCTCATTCGCGTACTCCCGTACGTCGTCGACGTAAGAAGGAAGCTGGGCAGCAGCGACCTTACCCGTTCCGTCGAGGCCGGCAAGACCATTCGCGACGTTACGGATAGCACCGATGTTACCCGGAGTGAGGACTACGTCCTGCGCGGACATGGCAAGGGCTTCCGAGTCAGTTGCGAGCTCGGCGATACCCTTTACCGTAGTAGTCGCATTGGGCGCGGTTCCGGCAACAGCCGCATCGGCGGTAGCCTTGACCTCGTTGATGGCGGAAACCAGATTGGTCGCCGCTGTCTGAAGGTTTGCGATGACGCCGATTGCTTGCTGCTGAACCTTGTGGTCCGTACCGATAGCCGCAATAAGCGTTTCGAGGTTTTCTTCAAGTGTAGCCATGACTATGCCTTCGCATTCTCGTAAAGGAGAGTAAACGGAACTACGACATTGTTAACTTCGTTGATAGCACCAACGATCGTCGTTTTCTCCGTCGTGGAAAGTTCGGATAGCTCACCAACTCGAGGATCTTCAGGACTAACAACCAAAGTTTCGAGGTAGTCCTCAAGCTGACTTTGATTCAAGAAATAAGGAAGAGCGTTCCAGCGTTGCTTACCGTTTCCAATCTTGAATTTGCCCGTGTCAGTCTCATACCCAATCTCCCCCTCGGAGAGTTTCGGGTTCATGAAAGCCCATCGTTCGGCAGTACCCCTGCGTTGCTTGATTCGACCCTGGTACTGACTCATTGAAACTCCTAGATCGTTCCGCCATCAAGCGAAAGCGGAATATCGGCAGGCTCAACAGGCGTATCCGATTCGACCATGAGTGTCCACTCGAGCTTATCGGCCTGCTTTTCAAGCGAGGTCACGAGGAAGCCATTGGTGGGCGGGTCAAAGAGAAGTCGAACGCGAATATAGATGTACGTCTTGACCGCATGGAGGTTGTTGACGTCTCCGATGTACTCGGACCACAGATTGTTCTCGTCGTCGATCGTATAACCCTCAGGAGGGCCGACGTTGATCTGATTCAGGTTGAAGAAGACAGTATTGATAAGGATCTTGATGTCCAGATCATACGTAGTGTCGTCCCATTCCTGGCCCAACATCTGCTTGATGTCATGCAGGATGCTGTTTTCCACCTGGGGCATAGAACCCTCCTTTCTTAGTTACCACAGCTTCGTATCACCGGGACGACGATCCACAAGCGGTAGCCTGAGGAGGGATTTGTCCCCGAAATGGATAGCATTATGGGTGTTATGGGTTGTCGTAATGAGGTTATCGGGATCTGTGAGGAGCGGATGTCCTTCTTCCAGATGCTCGACTGTCATCGGAATAATGTGATGAATAATCGCTCGTTCGTGGATGTCATACCCAGGAATACCCAGGTCGCAAGCCTCATCTCGCGCAATTATGTCGTGTCGAAGGTCTCGCCATTCACGAGAACGGTAGAACTGCTGGTTCATCCAGCGCTCGAAACCAAATGTCTCCGCGCCCACGCGAGCTTTGAGAGACAGGTATTCGAATCGCTCTTCGAACGTGTACAGCCCTTGAAGTTCAGGATATGACCTAGTAGTCATCCTCTACCTCCGTTGATCCTCCACCCTTATACTCAGTGAACGCCTTCATGGCGTCCTCGAGCAGGGTCTCCATCTTGTTTGCAGAGCCAGCCTGTGCGATCTTAGCCTCGGCGAGACGAGTCTCGTGCTCAAGGCGAGCAATCTCTTTGCGCTCGCGCACGGAGTTGGCTTTCAGGAAATAAGTGATTACCTGGGCTGATGCCGTACCGTCCAGAAGCTGTTGCTCAGCAAGATCAAAGGCCATAGAGCCTAGTTGCTGTTCGCGAGCCTCGGGTGTGGTAGCCGGTCGCCGGCGAGGCCTGCTGTTTCCAGCGTTTTCGCGCTTGGCGACCATGGTAATCACCTCCTCAAAAAGTATATGGTCTGCAGGGACCCTCTAAGGGGCCGCCAATTCTCTGCGCAAGTCGTCCCGAAACGACCGACGCCTCTTGAAAGGAGAAGGGCTGATGAACCCCTGAGTTTTGAGAATTGGCGACCCGTTAGAGGGTCCCTGCAGTGTCGATCAGTCTTTGTTAAAGACGATCGGAATGTCTTTCGTGCTTCGTGGCTCGACAAAGGCTCGATTCTTCGATTTAATCTTGTGAGGCCACCACCTGTACACTGCGAGAATAACCGCAAGTGAGGTAATTGCAAATGCTACGTAACCGTAAACGACGATTCGCAGTAGCGATCTCCAGCTGAATACATCCGGTGGGGGAATTGGTCTTGCAGTGCCACCTGAAGTGGGGTCGATGAACGTCCCAACAAATGACAGCAAGATCACACCGACAAGAGACAACATAAACCGGAAAATGAACTTGCCGGCGGTAGTTGCTCTAGGGTCGAACAGGATGTAGTACGCGATTACGAATACTACAAGTGCGAAGGAAATGTAACCTACGAGAATTCGTCCTGTAACCAGCATAAGGCCGTTGATGAATTCGAAATCCATCAGTATGTCTCCTTAGGCAGTAAAGTGAATTCGAAATCCGTGCCGAAACCGTTTTTACCAGTGCGCCACTCGAGATAAGACGCGATGGAATTCATCCTCGGTCCATCTTTCTTGAGTTTGGCATTGATCTCGTCGGTTTGCTTGTTTAGATCATCTGGGTCGACACGTGGTGTAAAGTGGAATAGCTTTCTGATCACGTTTCAACCTCTCTTCGTTTGGGAGTAGTCTCCTCGAAGAAGTGTTTGACGATTTCGTTGGCTGTCACTTGCTTATCCAAAGCCGACGCGGTAGTTGCGAGAGTATCGGATTGTTTAGTCGCTGCATCTTCTAGTCTCCGGTATCTTCCACCGGGAACCCACCACTCACGGAATGCTCCGATTACGATGAGCAGGCAGAGTCCAAGAAATAGAGACCAGCCTCCAACGTTTACCCAATCTCGCGCGATGATAGCGCTAATTGGATCTACAGGTTCGCCAGTCACGAGGACCGACGTCAAGAAAAAGTGCTTCATGAAGCGGCCCCCAATGACGTTTGTTCGGATCTAGAGGGCCGGTAGCGGAGTAGGGTGCCACCGGCCCTCTAGGTATTACTGAAGTCCCTCGAGGAACTCCTTGTTCAGCGCTGCCTGCGCAGCAAAGTACTGAGCCATGTACTCGAGCGAGACGCCCTCAGGCAGCTCGGGGTCAGGATCAGGCTCTTCGTCCGGGTCCGGCTGAGTGGGAACCACCCAACCAAGCAGATCGAAGATGTCGTTGCGCGCGAGGTTACCGTCAGTACGACCATAGGTCTTCGGGCTACCAGAGTAGTTACCCGGAACGAGCTCTTCACTCGTGTACTGCCAGATAAGCTCGTCACCAGGCGGGTTCGCCGACGCCTCGGGGTCACCACTGTTTCGGCCCCACGAAGCGATCCACGGATACCAACCGAGCGCCTCGAGCGGCGACCAGTCGAGCGCGTTGTACAGGCTCAGGCTGAGGTAGAACAGACCCTTGACTCCGGGATAGTGCTTGCGGAGCTGAATAACGTAGCGCACGGCTTCGTCGACAGTCCACGGATCGGTGTCAGTGTCATCCTCGCGCTCGATGTCCATCGCGGCGATATGGCCAGGACGGAAGTTCGAGTTGGCGTGGAAGAAGTCTGCACTGGACTCAGGCGTGACGCCGTTCTTGCGTCCGTTGAACCAGTAGTGGATGAGCTTCTCCACACCAGCGGCCATAGCTCGATCGAATTGGTCCTTGTAGCGAGGTGCGATGTACGGCGAGTCGGAAGCGTTGCCGCCACCCATCTTCAGACCAGAGGCACGACCGCCCGCAGCAAAGTACTCTGCGAAGTCGAAGCCACCCTGGCTGCTGCCGAGATCCGGAAGGAAGAAGTATCCCTCAGGCGCGGGCGGGAAGACGGGAATAACGACAGCCGGCGGCGTCGGAGGAGTGACGACCGGAGGCGGAGTCGCAGTACCATCGAGTTCGGCGTTGACCTGAGCCACAGCCTTGATGAGGTACTCGCTCGTAAGCTCGGCAGGAAGACCGTCCTGGAGTCCAGGATACTTCGCCTTGTCGAACGCCCACTTCTGGAGGAAATGTCCGTAAGCCGAAGGAGCTTCCTTGTCGAGGTTGTGAGGAATGCCGTCGACGTTGTAGTCAGCCGGCAGATAACCCCAGCGCTTGCCGAGCTCCTGCCACGACTTGACACTGTTCTCGCCGAAGTCGCCGTCGACAGTACCGTTACCGTAGAGTCCGCCGTAGATTCCGAGGCGCGCAGCGAGCTGCTGCATCGCGCGCATGGCATCGGCCGTGAGACCGTACCAGTGGTAGTCGATGAGACCCGGAGTCGTCGAACCCTGTCCGCCAGAGACACCTGCTCGAGCTGCCTGGATGTCAGGAGCCGGGTCGGAGTTCTGTCCCTGATAGATATGGGTCCAGTCGTTGGCGTCGTCCTCAGTCGTGTGGATGTGCGGACCGCTCCAGGCGCTTCCGGGATTCTCACCCCAGCCTGCGACGATGCCGACCTGGTCTCCAGGGTAGAGACGAGTGCCGTTGTTGGGTCGGGTGCCAGACTTGATGTGTGCCCAGCCGATTGCGCGACCGTCACGAACTCGAACCGCAGTTACGCAGTGTCCGAGAACGGAAGAGTAGAAGTCACTGTTGGTGACGATGCACTCTTCGTAGGCCACGATGACCTGTCCAGCACTTCGACGGTAGTCAGCACCTCGATGCGGACTCGGTCGGCCGATGGTGGAGCCGAATGCATCAGTCAGAGTTTGGTAACACTCCACTACTGCTGCGTTTGCCATTGGTTCACCTACCTTCTTAGTGAGTTCTCGACAGATCTAGGCCTGCCAAGGAGAGTTTGACCCCACTTTCGAAGGGTCCTTTTGAAGCGACTCCCCCGGAAAAATCCCCCCGGGGAAATATAGAAG